TGTTAAAATGAACCTTAAAACCTTGCTGCCGACAGTCTCTGACCAGCCGTTTTAATTGAGACATACTTTTACATTTGATAGACTGAAATTCAGTACAGCCATTCTTTTCTATCGCATATATGCCAAATGGCACCTGCTCACTCGCCTGCTCCATCAGTTCCCGGTGCTCCTTCAGGCTCTTTTGGAAGGACCGGCCCATTATTTTCACCAACATCAATATTCACTCCTTCCAGATTCAAACCTGGTTCCTCTAGGCTGGCAATACCCTGCTCTGCCTTCAGCCGCTTGATTTCCTCAGCTTTCCAAGTCATATCTTTATTATCTCCCCACATTTCTTCCACCTGAGCCTCAATGCTCATGATTGCCGATCCTGGCCGGGCCTTGCTTAATGTTTCGACCTGACTTTCAAACGATGGGTTTGCATACTCGCCAAATGGGATCTCGACCTGAATATCCTCAACAGCCTGTTTCTGCAGAACGTAATAGGCATTAATACAGACCGTGACCACTTCCGGCAGACATTCCTGTAATGCTTCTATCACATCATTGCGGGTGTACAGGGTAGCCTTCTCCTTCTCCCGCTGTGCCTCAGCATTATCCAGCTTCTTGACATCGATCCCCAGAGTCGATGGGGAAATAATACCCTGCAAGCACTGATCAAGGGCTGTGCAGTAAGAAGCAGTATAACTATCATGTGGTATCGCCGGCTGCTCTGTGCTGATCACGTTCTTACCGTTCTCAGACATGTTGTCATCACCGGCAATGAACCGGTTATCAAATGGGTTTGGCCTTAACAAATTACCTGTTTCCGGGTCTCTCGGGATATATGATTCCGGAATGTAGGTTCTTGCCCTTCCTGCCCTGAGTGCATCCATCCATTGCGACCATGCTTCGTCGTAAGCATCAAAACTGTCAAGTTTACCGTCAAAGATGCTGCCGCCCCGGCCGTCAAACTTTGCACTCTCATAAATCATCAAAGGAACTGCCATGATCAGGCTTTTGTCAAAGTTATAATCAGATAAATTCTCCGTCGCCTTGATTGTATTCAATCCTACAGGCTCATTGCCGTAATACAGTTCATTGCGAACATAACCATATCCGTAATGCTCATACAGGATATACTGTCGTCGGTTCTCGGTATACGGTGTTTTAAAAACAATCTCGGTCAATTCGTCTGCATCGTATATCAGCTCAACTCTCTCCCCGGGATACCACCGTAATATTGGATACTGGCTTTTCTGGGTATTCAGAGTCACTTTCCAAGCACCATCCCCGATGTACAGGGCATCCCGCAGGCACTTATTGATTTTCTTCCGGAATTTGTTTTTACTCTCTATTTCCTTCCAAATCAGACCGTGCTTTGACTCTTTAAAATCAAAATCGTTCATGTCGGCCAGGACGATTCCAGCTAAGACACGAACGATAAGACTTGGTAGGCCGGTATGGATCTTACGCATCTCCATGCCCGGTGTGCACCTGGATGCCCAGAACTTATATTTATCCGCATATTCTGCCGACTGCTGATATAACTGCTCCAGTTCATTGCTGTCCCCCCGGTACCAGATTCGATTCCGGATTGCATGAAGCTCAAAATCCATAACCTCATTGATCCGAATGTTAGTCCCGCCACTTGGCTGGATATCTAACCAGCTGCGGATCCCCCGCTTAATATTATCGCTCAATTTCTCTGCCCACCTCATTTCTTTTCCTCCTCAAATCCGATCAGGTTCCGGTACGGTATCCATCCGTACTGCCCTGAGTTGATTGTATGGTCGTTCCGGTCCTCTGGCACATCCTTTTCCTCATTCCATGAATACCGGCCCAACTCACTGATATGCTCAGTGCAGGTATCAACAACCAGGTAACATCCCTGATGGATCCACCCCAGCATAAGCTTAATCCGGTCTATGATCAGAACGCCCTTATAACTGTCCAGGAAATTATATAGCCCTGAATTCAGCCGCTTAAACTTCCGCAGCTCCGTGATGGTCGCCTGATCCGCATTGTCTATGTAGGTGTCTTTTGCAAATCCCCATTCACGCCGGTTTTCTTCCATAAATTCATTGAACTTAATCGCGGTGTCTGACGGAGCCAATGGCTGCGATAGATCCGCGTTGCTGTACACCCTTTCGGCCAGCACAATCACTTTCCGGTCCATCGTAATCCCCTGGAACAGCATTGCAATGGTATCCGGTGATTTGCTGGAATATGAGGTGTCCAGCGAACCGGTAAACTTCCGGAACTTAATATTTCCAAGTCTAATCTGAGTTTTTACCCATTCCACTGTAACCACATGCTTTTGGCGGTCGAAGTTCGGGAAGATCAGGCCGGTCGCCTTGCCACGCAGCCCCAGTATCTTGTTTTTATACATCTTCGTGTCAGGCGGTACCGCATCCATCTTCCGCTGAATATCTTCCTCACTCAGAGAAAGATTATCCCGGAACGTAAAAAACCAGTAACGCCACTGCGGAGTAGCTGCTACTGATTGTAGGTCTTCCATGATTTCTTTTGGTACGTCCGCTGCATACTTGCTATATGGCCGGGATCGGTTGATAAATTCTTTGTATACTGGTAATGACGGATCATCTGGGTTGAGTGTTCCCATCAGATATTCATTCCGGTGGCTGACCTCTCGCAGAAACTCCATATTGGCGGTGTTGATCTCATCAATATAGATACATCCGTACTGGCCCCCCAGAGCATTCTCCCATTTGTCCTTGTTGTCATAACCCAACACATATATGATCTTGCCCTCAAACTTGATATGTGGCAGCTTATCTTCTGAATCGCCATTACCGCGGTATACAGCAGTCTTGTGAATCTTTAGAATCCCATTGTCCTGATTGAGGATATTCTTCTCGGCCGTTCCGGTCGTCTTTGATGCTATAATGTGCTGAGACTTCCGGCTGCGGCTCACCATTCGCATAAACTTCACGCCAGCACCAACCGTAGTTTTACCGGATGCCGTTGTTCCTTCCAGGAAGTCAACCCGCACATTATCAACAGTATTGATGAAATCCTTGTACTTTTGAGATAACGGAAATCTATTTGTCTTCAAGTCCTTCACCGCCCATCTGAGATAAAATATCATCGAACTGTTGCGACGTCGCAATAGTCATACTGTTATCAACCTTCGTACTGTAACCGTATTTGCTCATCCACAGGCCAGCCAGCTGGGACGGGATCATCTGCAGCTCGAATTTCCGGCGAGCATCGATCTCACATTCCTCGCGTATACGCGTGACGATGTCAACAAACTCCTCATTCTGTCTGTAATGCTCATGAAATGCCTGTCTCGATATTCCGATAAACACACAAAATCCTTCAATGGTATATGTGATACTTCGCTGGAGCTCCTTGCTGACGAACTCACTATTCTTGGAACTGAAGTCATGGGTAAGCACCCGCTGATTATTACAATCTGCCTTGTACTCGGTCCACAATTCTTCCATTTTTTTGACTGACTTAATCTTTCTGGGCCTTCCCACTTTCCCACCCTCCAATCTATATATTCAGGTAAAGAAAAAGCACCCCGAAGGATGCTTTACTTGAATCAAATTTAACTGCCTACACTATATCACAGGTTGGGTATGCCATACTATGCCATCTTGAAATTTCTCAATGCAGATGAATGAATCTTATGTACATGCCTCCAGCCATACCCCATTTTCACAGCCACTTCTTCCCATGAAAATCCGATAATGTATCGGAGTCGGAGCACTTCCCGTTCATTGTCATCAGCCATAGCTTTGATCTGCTCCTCAATCCCAGAGTATATCTTGATTTTCTCCAATCGTTCCGCTTTCAATTTCTCTATTTCGTCCTCCAGACGGACTATGTAATCAGACAGATCGCTGACATTGGTTCTGTGCGGCATGTCATCTTGGATAACGCTGGGAAACATTTTGTCTGCCCGCAGCCGCTGAATCTCGTCAAGAATTCTCTTTTCCCGGATCTTTGCCTTTTGATAAGAGCGGAGATAATCCTTCTTTTCCTCATTTTCTTCCCAGTGCTTCAATAGCATCACCTCCCTGCATTCTACACAAAATTCATCCTTCAATCTTTTTTGCCAGCCTTCAGAAATTGTTCAAACTCCGTCAAGCACTCCCCACAGAAGTCAATTGGCTCACCTGAATAGTATTTTCCGCTCTCATCCAAATTGAGTGCCACGATAGCATTCATGCAGTGGCCACCATGTCCATGTGGCATTAATTTCTTATTTTCCCTTAAGTAACTCTCATACAATTTTCCGCATCTGTCGCATTTTCTTGCACCTCTACTCATGATCAGACTCCTCCTGCACCAAATAACCATACTCCCCATTAACCCAGCCTTCCTGAAAATCAAC